GGTNGCTACAGTTAAACCCTGCTACGTTGTCACGGTCTAGTGCTTCCCCTGCTGTCATCAACGCTCTCATGCTGGGCATAACATCTAGATCGTGTATGGCCTTGAAGATGTCAGATACTTCAAAGTCATTTAAGTCTGCTTTGTCTACCCAGTAGTTAACATAACGATTAACTGTCTCTTCCCAAGTCTCACGTCGTTGCTCTTCTGCGTTGTAACGTGCGTAACGTGACTTGTGTATGTATTGTTGATATGCGTCCATCTATTCAGTTACTCCTAGCGTTTCGTTAATAATTGCTTGTCCTGCCATCTGTAGCAGCATATACACCCCATCAGGGTACTGCTCGTTAGAAGCTACTTCAAACATTTCACCGTCCTCGTACATCACAACTGCAACCTTTACCTTGCGTCCCTCTTCCTCGTGTTCCATCGCTTTGACTACAAATGCTGATAGAAACTCTGATGTGGTAATCTCATCCTTATCATCTTTGCTTTTACCAAAACTACCTTCTACGACTTTCATAAGGCAACTTCCTTTATCAACCACTCTAGGTACACACGGGCCTTACGTAAATCCTCTACTCCGTTCTTGTACTTGTATCTGTGAATGTACTTGTGTACGTTTCCCTCACAGTAAGCACGAAAGTCATCACCTAGTTGCTGCTTGATGTAGTCAATAGCCTCGACGCCACCTTTGTTGTAATGCTCTGGTTTGTCAACTACGTCTACCTTGATCCACTTCTTCTCTGGTTTTGTCACCTCATCCCACTCTGCGGGTGTCGCGTTGTCAATACTCATAAACCTCATCCTCTAGTTCCTCTGTAAATTCGTCTAACTTGCGTATAAGTTTGTCTTCAAACCTGTCTAGTATTTCCTCAGATGAAATCTGTAACGCCTCTAGTAGATCGTCAGGGTCATACAAATGCAAAATCTTCTCCTTAATTTCTTCTAGTGTCAGTGACATAATCAACTAATTCCCTTAGTGTGTCTATAGTATACCATAGAATCTCGTGTTTGTCACACCATTGAGCCATTGTATTCTTAGTACTTTTGCTTACTTTTTGGTTAGGCTTCATAAGTATGAAGATAAGTTCTTGATTGCTTCCAAGGCAGTTAGAGACTGAGCGATACTTCTGGGTGTCTCCTGATCTGAAGTATCCTTTGCACTCAATGAGGTACTGCTGGTCGTTCCTTTCGTACACAAAGTCCGGTGTGTACTTACGTTCGATCCTGTACGGGACTTGGAACGGCTCATAGCTAAAGCCGTATGGTTGTAGCTGTTTCGATACGTCATATTCAAACCCTGATCTAAATTCATTAGGATACTTCTTGGACTTTCGGCTCATTGACCACCTCTGTTAAATACCTTGGACCACTTGAGTACAAGAAAGTACGCAGACCTGACCAACATACGCGCTTGTACTGGCAATAAGAGCAACCCACTGCTAACTTTTGGTTGCCACTTTTTCCGTCTGGTACGACCTCGTGACACACCTCCGGCCACTCTGGTTGCTCCACTAGCTTTTTTACGCGTTCTATATGCTCCTCTATATCGTAGCCAATCTTAGCATGTACAGGAGCCTGTGTGTCATCAGAGTCGTACATCAGATAAGTTAGATGTCCGTTCTGTTTGTCCATAGCTAACCAACCAAACTTTGTTTCTCCTTCTGAATGTGCATAGCCCTTAATTTGAGCAACGTACCCAAACGGGTCATCAAAAGCGAGACTTCCGTCTTTGAATTTTTTAAACCCAAAAGTGGAAGTGCTTTTAACATCAGTGACAACACCATCAATTTTGCAGTCCATAGAGCCTTTGATACCTGCAACTTCACATTGCTTTTGTTCATCTGTCACCTCGTGTCCTGAAAGCCTAGTGAGAAACAGCAGCATCTCCTCAATCAGATGCCCGTACATAAACTTAACATACGTGTTAGGGGTCATCTCCTCTTGTACGTCAGAGTTATTCACGGCGTTCCAGAGGTAGCGATCATCTCGCCCAATGTTAGACATACGTAACTTACGACCGTCACGCTTCTCTGTAAACAAGTTTGACATAAGTTTCTTACAGTTCTCACCAAAGCGGTCTATCTCTTCGTAGAGGTCCACGTCCTCTGGTACTTCTTTGGTGGCGACTACTTTGTAGATGTCCTCTACCAGTGAGTATATTTTGTTCATTGATGGTTCTCCATAAGTTCAGCCATAGCTTCATGTGCCTGCTCTGGTTTGCACTTGAACCACTCGCCTCTGCGGTCAAAAGATTTCTCCAGTAGAGCGTGGGCCTCTGACTCAGCAGATCGTCGGTCAGACACAGACCAGCTTGTGAACAAAGAGTAATCGCGGAACGGTGAAGACGTTTGGTAACCGTTGAGTCTGTCTTCTGAGTCTATTGCCATGCCTACTTTAATCCACTCAGAGAAGTTAGGGTTAGTAATGATGTACACCTGTCCCTCTTTGCTCATTTCGTACTTCGCTAGACTGTCAAAAGCTGCGTCTGTAAACGTCTTGTAGCGTCCGGGTTTGTGCAACGGGTGTGACTTAGGAACAAATTTACCATTTACCCACATTCTACTTGTGTTTCTATGCTGGTGTGTTCTATTAAACTCACTTTTGCAAGATTTACAATAATCTTGTCTCCCGTCTTTACTTGCAGAACACAAAGAGAATTCAATTAATTTTTTTGTTTCTTTACATTTAGAGCATATTTTTGTTTCCATATCAGTGTGTATCCGACCACGTTTGTCCAACTTTATACTCTCCATCGAGTGGGCATCTGAGGTCGAATGATAGACCCGACGCCTTGATGCACTCCACTGCGAGCCACCCAAACTTCCCTGCCTGTTCTGTGACAACCTCCGTTTGTATTTCATCATGCACGTTTCCTACGAATCTATAGTCAATCTTGTGCTGGGTAGCGTAGTCATCTAAGAGAACCAAAGCCCTCTTCATAACGATAGCACCAGCGGCCTGTAGCAGTGTATTTAATGCACTATGTTCTGATCTGACCCAGAGCTTACGTCCGTCAATTCCGACGAGGAAGCCTTTCCTAGACGCTTGTCCAACTCGTTCTCGTAGAGTTTCAAGAGCAGGTGTATTTCGTAGAAAGCGCCCCCTAAGCTTACTGCCATCTTTTGCAGTTCCTCCGACGATGCTTCCAAGTTTAGCGTCCCCTGCTCCGTAGAGGAAAGCGTAGATGAAAGTCTTTGCCTGAGGTCTTGTTGCAAGTCCCGCAGCAACTTGATTTCTGGTGTGAATATCTTCTCTAAGTAGGACACTAGTAAACTCCTCATCGTCCATGTAGTGAGCTAACATACGTAACTCCAGTCCACTGGCATCAACACCTACCAGCTTACGATCCTCAGGTACTATCCAGCAGTCTCTACACTCCTTACCGTACTGCGAGTTAACTGAAGGCACCTGTGCCATGTTAGGGGTCTGGTGCGTCATACGTCCTGTGACTGCTCCGTTTGTTGTAACCCTACCGTGTACCCTGCCGTCGTCCTGTACGTGTTCTAGCCAAGACGATACCTGTGCGTACCGCTTCTGTAACAAGAGGTACTCTAAGACCCGAACAGCCTCCGGTACGTGTTTGTTTTCCTCAAGGGTCTTTTCGTCCACCTGCGGCCTACCGCTGGGCGTGAGTTCCGACCATACAGCACCCTTAGCCTCAAGTCTTTCTGCAACTTGTTGGCGTGAGCCGGGATTGAAGATCGTAACCTTATCCTTAAGGCGCTTGCCTGTCTTTTCTGACACCCTTTCCTCGACAATAGGCGGGAACACTTTCTGGAGTTCATCCTCAATAGCATACATACTCTCCTTGAACCTAGCGCACAACGTGTGGCACAAACGCTGATCTAGTAGCCACCCGTTGTTTACCTGCTCCTGTATGATCCACTGTACCTCGTGTTCTAGATCAATGCACTGTTGCGAGAAGTCCGACAGTTCAACCATTAGTCGCCTGTACACTTCCTGTGTAACCTTAGTGTCCCTGATGCAGTAGTCAATCATCTCAGGTGTCAACTGTGACCAATCCTCGTAGTCGCCCTTAGCGTAGCCTANGATGTTTCCCCAGTTCCTTAGAGAGTGTCCACCAGACCGACTAGGGTCAGCCAAGCGTGACAAGATCAGAGTGTCAGTGACCATGCTCCTGTCAAAAGTAAAAGACCAAAGACGCTCGACCACAGGAACATCAAAGCCAACTCCGTTGTGGAATACGAACGTAACCGGCGCTTTACGCGATACATATTCTTTGAAATCTTGCTCATTACATATTACCTCTGATTCTCCGTTGTGTAGACAGACAGCACACCAGATAACGCTAGGGTTTAGCCCGTCAGTTTCTATGTCACAGAAGACTAGGCTCAAAACTCTGTCTCCGGTGGCGTGGGGTTAGCGCACTCGTGGATGCGTCCTGTAAGCTTATCGTAACGTAGCCAGCAAGCGGGGCCAGTTTCACCAGAGTAACGATTCTTAAGGATACGTACAGTCGTTGTGTTCCTTATGTCCTCATCTGGGTTCTGTTGGTCACGCTCCATACCTATGACCATATCAGACAACTGGGCGATACTCTGGCTACCCCGTAAGTCCTGTAGACTGATACGTCCACCGTCCTCGTGAGCAGTGCCAGAGCTACGACGTAGGTGTGACACTAGGAACAAACTGATCCCTGTCTCAGCCACCAGTGTCCGCAGCTTGGTCATTATTTCGTCAATGGCTTTCCGTTCATCTCCGTTTTCTTGAGAAGAAACGACGATTGATAAGTGGTCGAGGATGATGTACCGGCAGTCGCAAGCCTTTGCCATGTGCCTGACTCGTGATAGTAACTCGTCCGCTGATGCTGACCCCCAGTGGTCGAAAAGATAGTAACGACCTGACCCCATTGTTGCTTCCCAGTGCGGTCTAAGGTCATCGACAGGTGAATCTTCTTCCAAGTGTAGTCGCCTAGAGGATGCCACCGACATGATTCCCAGTGCTGTTGTTGCAACGTCCTCCTCCAGTGCAAGTACACCAATGTTGGATTCAGTTCTTTGCAGTAGATCGTACTCAAGTTCTCGTATAAACTGGGACTTTCCCATACCACTGCCGCTGGTGATAGTGACGAGTTCATACGGCCTGTGCCCCCTTGTTATTTCGTTTAGGCCATCCCAAGGGTACGGTATGCTCTTCACTTGGCGCTTGGCTACTAGCTTATCCCAAGTCTCAGTTCCAGCCACAATACCGTCAGGTCTGTACACTGCTGAGTCCCAGAATGCCTGTGTAAACTCTTGCACCCTGTTAGCCATGAGCATTTCACTGGCGTCCTTCAGAGGGAGCTTACATATCTTAAGCTTGTTAGGGCTAAAGAGATCCTTGACCTGCTCTAACGCTAACTCTCCAGCCTTGTCTTGGTCAAAACAAATGACCACGTTCTCGTAACCCTCTAGCCACTCTAGGTTCTGCTTGATCTCCTTAGATGCGCTAGACGCTCCTGTCCGTAGCGATACTACGTCGTACTTCTGTCCAAACATCTCGTAGACAGACATAGCGTCTAACTCGCCCTCAGTTATCACGAGGTACTTACCTGTGCCTCTGCAATGCTTCTGACCGAACAAGCCTACATTACTGTGGTTGCCTGAAGCACTAAATTGCTTTGTCTTTACCACACGCTTCTTAGCGCCTACTACCTCGCCAGTGTCCTTGTCAAAGTAAGGGTAGTAGTGTGCATCAATCGTACCGTCAGGAGCGTACTCTACTGTCACTTGGTAACGCTTACACGTACCCTCCGACAGCCTCCTGTCAGGTATGGCAGACACTACGCCACCCATGTATAAGTTACTCGGTGTTGACACTTCCGTTTCTTCTCCTGTGTTACCGTTTACGTGATACCCGCAGTCTGGTGTGAAACAGTGGCGGCCACCGTTAGAGTAGACCGCCATGTTATCCTTACTACCACACTTGGGACATTCCTCGTGGTATAAGAATTTATCACCCATCAGAAATCAGCCATTCCTTCAGGGGCATCAGCCTCCTCCAGAACCTTGACTGCTTCCAGATACGTAGGCGTACCGTGTACTGGGTGTGCTGGGCCTGTCTTAAACTTCAAACGCACACGGGAGTTATACGGAACCTCTCCGCTGTACTTGTTACCCTCAGCGTCAAACAGTGCAATATCGTACTTTGACTTAAACTTGCGTTGCTTGTTGCCTTCGTAGTCCTTGATCTTCACACCGTTTGAAGACAAAGCACTGGCGTCGTCTTCTGACATGGTTATGGTCATACTAAATGAACCAGTAGACTGACCTTGGTACACGTCGTGTTGCGTGACGTTGCTAAAGTTTACTGTTCCTTCGATAACTTGGCTTGACATATGGAATAATCTCCGTTAGTTAATTAACTGTACTCGCAAGTACACCTATAGTATA